TGCCTATCACGCATTAGCGTGGCAGGTGTTGGTTTTAATTCGTTGACTTTGGCACGCAACCATTGCCTTGCAGCTGATGTACGGGGCTTATAGCCCTCTAATGCCAAAGATTCTTTAATTCTATCGAGTAAATATGCCATATTGTATTTATCTCAAAGTCCAAGTTCTTTTTCAGTTAGCAGTTTGAATTGCCAACCATTTTCTTTACAAAACAAATCTGCAGCTCGCCATTTTTCTTGGTTTACTGCGTATGTAACAACCTCTTGCAAAAATTTTTTAGTTTGGTGTTTTTGTGTAGGTTTTTGAGTTTGTTTGTATGGTTTTATTTCTAAAATCATTGTCGTTTCTTTCTCTGCCTGTTTTACTTTGACAATAAAATCAGGAAAATAACGATGAACTTTATTGTCAATTGGAGAGACATATAGGATTGGTAACTCCTCTGAAGCCCACCATATGACGCTTGGATGCTCGTCTAGCCACTTCATTACACGAAGTTCCCAAGATGACCGATAGACAATATTGTTTGGGTCACCTTTATATTTCTTTGGGTTTTTAGGTTTAAACCATCCGCTATATGACATAAATACTATCTATCTATTTTAGGAAATCCTATGTCACTTTTTGGCTTTGGCAACATACAATTTAATGTAGGTCAAAACTCAACAAGAGGCCCGTTACAAAGCCTCACAGAGAACAAATACAAGACCACCACACTAAGATATCCAATTGATATTGGAAATGTGGACAAAGGTCATTACATGGTCATCTACATTAAAAAGCAGGCAGAATCACGAGCAGATGAAAATTTAACTCCAACAAGCTTCGTTGAAGCAACAAATGATGCACTAAAAAATCCATTAGGAAGTTTAGTCAATACAGCTAGAGATACTGTAAAAGGCAATTTTGGAGGCCAACTTTCAACAGGAATTCAAAATACTTTTAATCAATTAAATAATTCTACCGGCGGCATAATTGGTAATTTGTCTAGTTCAGTTAGCAATGCTTTCAAAACAATTACTGGAAATTTAGGTAATATAAACAATCCTTTTGGCCAAACAAATATTATAAATGCAAATGGTGCTGTGTCGCAAGAAATCAATAGAAACAATATAAAATCTTTGGTTTCTAGTGGAGACCTTGTGAGAAATATTAAGAAAACTACCAGAACAAATCAAGTAATTGCTTTGTATATGCCAGACACTTTACAGTTTGACTTTACTCAAGATTATGAAACATTTAATTTAGGAGATAAACTTACCGGCATTGTTGGATCAGCGGTTGCAGAAACAATGGAGAATAAAAAAGATTATATTGAAGCTGCTAAAGCTGCACTAAAATCATTGCCTGCTGCGATACAGCAAGCGGCAAGTAACCGACTTGGCGCAATTGGAACGTTGGGTGGATTTTTAGCAACTGGTGCTGTTGTCAATCCTTTACTAGAAGTTCTTTATCGTTCTCCACAATTTCGTTCTTTTCAATATGATTTTATTTTTTATCCAAGAGATGAGAGAGAAGCTGTGGAAGTTCAAAAAATTATTAACAGTTTACAGTATCATCAGGCACCAGAATTTAAAAGAGGTTCAGCTGGAAGTTTATTAATTCCACCATCAGAATTCGAAATAGAATTCTTTTACTCTGGTAAAAAGAACGAAAATTTACCTAAGATTGGAAATTGCGTATTGAAATCAATACAAACAAATTATGCACCAAACGGTTTTTCTGTTTATGAAGTACCTGGACAAGATGCTACCTTGGGTGGTACAGGTATGCCAGTTGCAATTCAAATGTCATTACAATTCCAAGAAATTTCATATCTGACAAAAAATGAACGAGATTCAGAACCTGCATCATCACAAGCCGATGTCAGAAGAGTTGATAATCAAATAGATAGAAAATAAGAATAACAATGGCAAAATATTTTAAATACTTTCCTAAAACATTTTATACTAGCAACAATAATGTTGTTGGTGTAGATACTATCACAAATATCATAGCTCGTTTTGGTTTTGAATCTTCGTTAAAAGAAAATTCAGCCGCTTTTTACAAATATCAAATACAAGATGGTGATACACCTGAAATTATAGCAGACAAATATTATGGAGATGTGGAATATCATTGGGTTGTATTATCGTTTAATGACATTATTGATGCTCAATTTGATTGGCCACTAAATGAAAATACAATTATAAAATTTATTGATAAAAAATATACAGCAAATGGTTCTGCGAACACTTCACCACAATCAGGCATTGTTTGGGCTTTAAGTGAAAATAATGTGCAAGCATATTTTAAAATCATTACTACAACGGGTAGTGATGGTACAATTAAAACAGAAAAACTGGAATTAGATAAAAACACATATGCGAATGTGACAACAACAACCACATCTTACACGACAGCTAATAATGAAAATGTGACCATATCGATCACAAAACAAACTCGTTCTTATTACACTTATGAAATTGAAGAAAATGAAAAGAAACGAGAAATCAATCTTTTAAAAGTAGAATTTTTACCACAAGTAGAAAAAGAATTTAAGAGAGTAATTAGTTTATGAGTTTAAAAATATTGAAATCAACTCAATTTGAGATTGTTGAGTTGGTTCTTGTTACTAAAGGTGGTAAAATTGATATATCAAATATTTATGAAGAAATAAACATTTTTGATACAATGTTTTTGTCTGTAATGAGTGGAAGTTTAGTTATTAATGATGCTATTGGTCTTTCAAGTAAGCTTCTTTTTGACGGCTCAGAATCCATTTTAATTCACATAAAAAAAGATAGAAATTCTGATATTTTAGATTTCAAAAAAGCTTTTCGTATTTACAAACAAACCGACCGTTATAGTGACAGGCCTGGTTTAGAGAGGTATCTGCTACATTTTGTTTCAGATGAACTAATTTATTCTGATCAACAAAGAGTGAATCAATCATATGAAGCAAATTATTCAAAAATAGTTGAAAAAATTTTAGTTGATTATTTAAAAGTATCAGAGAATAATTTACGAGGTACTTATGAATTTTCTTCTGGTATTCAAAAGCTTGTTATACCAAACCTTCGACCATTAGAGGCAATTGAGTGGTGTGCAAAAAGAGCATTAGACATCAATCAATCTCCCAATTTTATGTTTTTTCATAATGTGGCAGGATTTAATTTCGTAACTCTTTCAACATTATTAACTCAACCGGCAATACTTGATGTTTCATATAAAACAAAAAATATAAAAGAGAATACAGCTTTCGATGAAATTGGCGGCGCTAGATATTTGGAAATAGTATCACTAAATGATAATATTGAAAGAGTTAGGTCTGGTGTTAATTCTGGTAAATTTATTGGTTTTGATCCAATAACTAGAAGCATTAGCACTAAAAATATTTCTTATGGTGACCATTACTTAAATATGAAACATGGTAATGATACACCTAACTACACACAAATACAAAACCGTGACGGCAGCACAAATGCACAAGCTTTTAACTCTCGCAAGGCAGTTAGTATTTTTAATTTTAATCAACAGTTTAGTAACTACATTAAGAAAAAAGACCCAGCATCTCTTTCAAAACAAGATGGAATTGAAAGTTGGTTGTTTCAACGAAAAGCAATCATTAAAAATTTAATGTCTAAAAGAATCAAATTAGTAATGCCAGGTAATTTTCAATTATCATCGGGTTTTAATATTAATCTAAATGCGCCAATTATTGGTTCAACTAAAGGTGAAGATAAAAGTATAAATGGAAAATATGTGATTGTAGCTTCACGGCATATTATTGGCTATGAAAAACATGAAACAATTATTGAGGTAGCTTCTTCATCTTCGGATACTGGATATGTTTCCGCTAGTGATTTTGAACAACAACAAGAAATTTTGACATATTAATATGGTTAAAAACGAAGAATCAAAAGATTTTGCTGGCAAAGCAGGTTTCATTTGGTGGATTGGTGTTGTAGAAGATAGACACGACCCACTTAAACTCGGTCGTTGCCGAGTTCGTTGTGTTGGTTGGCATGCAGAAAATAAAATGCATCTTCCTACCGATGCTTTGCCATGGGCTATGCTTTCGCTGCCTGTAAATAATTCTTCACCTTATACACCTAAAGAAGGTGATATGGTTTTTGGTTTTTTTGCTGATGGTGAAAACGGTCAAAGTCCTATTATTATAGGAATTTTACCTGGTATTCCAGTAAAAGAAGGAAATGCACAAGAAGCTTTTAGTGATAGCCGTAATGCTGGTCAATTAGCTTCAGCTCCAGTAAAACCATCAGAGTTTGCTACATTATATCCAAGAAAATTAGACGAACCAACAACATCACGCTTAGCCAGAAATGATTCTGATTATCCATCGCCAATTAATGAAAATAAAGCTGTAAACAAAACATCAAAAGTAGAACCTAATTCATACTATAATACAGTTTATCCTTATAATAATGTGTATGAATCAGAATCAGGCCATGCAATAGAAATCGATGATACAAAAGACCATGAGCGCTTGCATTTTTATCATCGTTCGGGTTCATATGTTGAGTTTGGTCCAAATGGTGATCGAGCAGAGAGAATACAAAAAAATAAGTTTACAGTAGTTATTGGTGATGATTCTGTATATGTCCAAGGTGATGTAAAATTGTATGTTGATGGTAATGTTACCGCAGAGATTGGTGGCCAAGCAAATATAACAGTTAGTGGAGACATTAATGCTACTACACCAAACTTAAATTTAACTGGTAACTTAAATGTTAATGGTTCCGCCATAATTACTGGAGATGTAACGGCACAAGGTACCAGCGTTCATACACATACTCACTCTGGAGTTCAATCTGGTGGTGGAAATACTGGTTCTCCAAATT